CCGGGTTATGCATTTATCGCGATCAAACCAGTCAATGAACTGGTAATGAATAGTGCGGAAATGCAGGCAATTGAAGACTACTTGTCGGATTACAATGTTGTTACAATTGCCCCTCTAATCGTTACCCCGGATTATATCTTCATTGAACAGACTATATCCGTGGATTATCGGGTTACTGAACTAAGTGTGTCTGAAGATCAATTAATTACCAACATCAGGGCTCAGGTGGAAGCATATTTTGCACAGAATATTACCACATTTTCAGCCAGTTTTCACACATCCAAGTTACTGAGTTATATCGATAATACCGATACTTCGGTATTGGGTTCTAGATGTAGTATTCGTCTGGTTAAAGAGTTAGAAGATAACTATCTAACCCCGACAACAGGTGTAAACTTTCTGAATCCGTTGGTGCCTACAACGTTTATCAGTTCACCAATTTCATTTATTCAAGATCCCGCTAATCCATATGATCTGAATATTTTGAGTACGACTTCTGGTGGATTAGTGATTGGACCATTCAACGCCAATTCGGGGATTACCCAACAGGCATATGTTTTGAATGACTTCAATAGAGTAGGTACTTCACCTAATGATCAATACTTTTGGATTGGTAATATTGATCATCCATCAGGGTCTGTATATTTCAACCTTGGGGCACTCGGGCTTCCTAGAACAAGTTTTGCTGTAGCGAATCTTCAAATGTATGCCAACCCGGTAGAGACTGATATCTATACCAAAAACGGTTCTCTGATTGTATACGAGCCTTTATTGCGCCCTACCTACATTTCAGTCGCCATTCACCCAATTTTGTGATAATAAAACATGGCACAATCACCAGCATTAGAAATAGTTCGAATTAAGAATGTCGCCGGGACATTTGCCATGATTACATGGGATGATCTGGGTGGTGTCTTCAACTATGAAGTTCAGAAATCTGCAAACAGCGGCCAATTTATTGCCGCTGGTATTACAAGCAGTTCTGAATATTTCGATCAAGATGTAACCCCAAATACCCTGTATGTTACAGGGTACGTGCAATATCGACTGAATATACACCAAGTGATTGGACTCTATCAGAATCATTCACCACATTTGCAAGTAATTCATATGTGGTGACCTCGCAATCATCGGTATCGATTTATCAAAATTTCATCAATCAAAAATTGGTTAAAGCAAATAGTATTTTCAATTTCAATAAAGATGAAATTGATGGTGTATTGGTTAAAGAAGGGTTCGCATTTAATAACTCACATACCAATATTACCGATGTTGAAAACTATATCCTATATCAAGATGAATCGCTGCAATTATATGGTGACGTGTCCGAGGCATGCGGGGATAGATATAAGCTTCTACCAGCGTACTTCAATGATATTTTCTTTTCGTTTGAACGAAAACAATCTATTGTCCGATACTCAAAAAATAATGCTGCATCGTGGACTCTCCATCGCGGTATTCTTGGTCGAGTTGGTAACCCAGTAGGGACGCAAGTTGCTGTAACAACAGACGAATCTATGTACATCATGGGTTGGGATGGGATCTACAATCTTACATTCAGCACTGATATTAAATGGTCTGACAATGTTATGACACTTAGTTCTATCACCCAAACATTTAGTCCGAGTAATCCGGGGTCGTTCCGTATATCAAAACTGGTGGATCTACCATCTGGATTGGGTTATGGGTCGATTGAGGCAATTACAATTGATGAAGATGGGGATCGGATTTATGTAGCTTCGGCCAACACCATCTATTCACTGGAACTACAATCTATCAGTTTAGATGGATCTGGGAATCGACAATGGAATACAAATACTATTGCGGTCACCGGTGACACAACAAATGATGTTCTGGTTAAAAACTTGGTAGCTTTCAACGGCTCCCTGTATGCGTATGTGCCGGGTGTAAGGACAGGATCTGGGGTAACCCTTGAGAGTGGCTATAACGTAGCACCATCGACCTACGAAGGGATATACCAAATAGATTATGGTTTGACCACATCGACCCGCGTGTATGGGAATGTGAGTGATGAACAAACTACACTAGATCCGTTGATTTCCAATCTATCTAGATCATCAACTCATATTTTATTTGATGGTATTAATCGACCATATTTGTTGGCAGATGATCCATTATCATTGGAATCACCTACACCGGGCTATACTGATAGTGATTTAGATCCTGATAGAGTTGATTATGCGGTTCAGTATGTAATAGACCCCACCAACATTGTAACAAATAACCGTGGTTATCGAAAACCAATACGATCTGTTGATGGTGTATCATGGATTACCAGAGAAGAAAACTATCACTATGAATCGCAATACTTGTGGTTTGATGGTAATAGAGTTTGGGTGAACTATAAAGCCAAGTTGGCATTGATTACCAAACGTGCAGATTTCGTTCAAGCATTTACCAATCCATCCGAAACTTTAGATAATGGTAAGTATACATTCTATGCGGATTCATTCAATATCAGCGGATTCCCCGGATATGTTATCGGGATGGTATTTTACAAAAAAACGACCGGTGATCTTATTGGATATTACAGCCTCGGGTTCCGAACCCGCGACAATGCAATTTTCACATGGGTTCCAGATAGACAGATTGCAAATGCAATTTTAGCATCTAATTCCATTGATGCTGTTGTAGTGGAAGATACTCCGACTAATGAATCTGATATTGTGCCACCATTAGATCCAATGGTGTACCAATTCTTACCTGAGCAGTTCATTCAAAATGAACCTCTGTATGTATCGTTCGTGGAAGAATATCTGAAATTTCTATCCAGCGATAGACATTCTGATTATGGTCAGTTGTATAATCTTATTCAAAACCATGATGTAAATGAAACTGAATATCTGCAAATGTTTTACAATGATCTATCGAAGCGAAACGTCTATCTAGATACCGCAAAATGGACCCAGCTTTTGAAGTTCATTAACAACAGACCATCGGATCTATATTCCATCAAAGGTGTAAAAGATTCGTATAAGTTTTTGTTTAAATTGTTGTATAACGAAGAAGTGACGATCACAACGGAAATCGATTCGCAGTACGAATATGATATTATCGTTGCATCTGACAACGCTACATCGGATCTAGTGGGTAATAGACTTACATGCAGCACCGGCTATGGGGATGTGGTGTACTATGATCGGTACTATGATACCAACGGTAATGCATACTGGCAGATGACGCTAAATAACATCATAGGGGAGTTTGATATCGGCGAAACCATAACATCCGCAGGCAACCCAGCGTTTGCAGGGACTGTAATCCGTGGTGTTGTTGGTAAAGAAGCTCCACTTGATAGTCAGGATTACCTGAACCGTGGACCAACGTACTATGCGATATCGATCTACTCCCAAATGCAAGTTTCGAAATATCGTGACGATGTTCTAAGGTTTGTGCATCCAGTTGGTTTTGGATTTGTTGGGATTATGCTGATCACCATGTTTGTAAACTCAGGTGTTTCGACAACCCACAAAGAAACTTTGGTTGACATTTTGCAAACCCTAAAATGGGATATGGGACTTCCTAGTGTATATCCACCTACGTTACCAGCGTTGGATACCAATGGAAAATACCAGATGAATAATTATGGTGTGATTCAAACAACCCCACATCCACTGGCAGGACAGGCATTTCCGCTGACTCCGACATATATGGCCGATAATCCACAAGTTATCGACGGTCAGGATTCAGATCAACGTCGTAAGGATTCTTACTTGTTTGATAGTTCAAACCTGCGTTTCATAAACATGCGTAAACTTGTTGATCGTCGTCTAAAAGATGGATTGACCCAAAGGAAAGATTCATAATGACAGTTATATATCGTGGGTTGGTAACCCCTAAATTTAGAACAACCGCGATGATGAACTTTATTGGAAGAATTGCGGATGATGCCGACTCGAACACATATTATATGTCGTTCGGTCGCGCAACACCGTGGTCCACCTACGAATCTAGTTCATATTTCAAACCACCATATCCGGTGACCAATGATACCGGTATTGCATCACTATGGGATGATATGCTTGGGCTTATCAAAGTGTCCAAGCTGTCATGGATTCCTGTAATCCCTCGCAGAGATTGGGGAAACCCCACTTACCAAAATAGCCTGACATTCCAAATTGATGATGTGGTTGTTGTAAACTCCCTAACCGGCGTGAATAAATATGACACAGCCGATGCGGGTTACATGGTATATCGATGTGTGCAAGTCCCACAAACCGATGGTACGTGTAGCGTCAACCAATTGAGAGATAGAACCGACTGCTTGATGGCAGGTGGTACATGGTCGCCTACCGCTAGTTTGGGTGGGCCTGATAATATCCCTAAAGGGAAGAATTCTGCATATGATTCTGGTGATGGTTATCTATGGGCTTTCCTGTATACCATTCCACCTGATGAAGTTATCAATTCGACCAACGATGATTACATTGTAGTCCCAACCCCGGATGATATTACCACCAACCCTAGTAAATGGGGTATTGTAGATACCGGAAATATCAATCAAATCAGCCGAATTATTTTTGACATCAACTGTAGTTCCCTTATGGGCGCCGCACAGTTGACCGACCGAGATTTTACTAATACAAACCGGGTGGGTAATACCGGATATCGTCAGTTGGCAATTCTGGTAAACCCGTTGCTTGCAAAAGCACATCAAGGTGACCCAGATGTCAAAGCTACTGATTATACCTATGACCCTAGCCAACTTCTGGTTGAATCCGGTGAAGTTCTTTACATTGAGAACCGACCTCCGATTTATCGATCTAGCGATCAGACAGAATCTATCCGAATTATTTTGAGTTTCTAATAATGAGTAAAAACCTGCTTATCACGGGTGTTGCTGGTGATAATACAACCGGCGACACCTTATATAATGGTGCAACCAAGATCAATGCTATGTTTGGTGAGGTATATGATGCCTTTGGTCTACAAGGCTCTAATCCACAAGACATTCATGCAACTGGTTACTTCCAAACCCCACAACGTAGTTATTATACATATCCAGTAACCGCTGGTAGTATGTTGAATGTGGATACTCGAAATGGTGTTCTATCAGTCAAACTACCTAATGGTAGAATTGGTGAAATGGTTAAACTTCGTGACCCTTTTGGGTCGTGGGTAACCAACCCAATTACGGTATATGCTGATGGTATTGAGGAAATCGATAGTCTCCTAACTCCGGTTACGCTAAATATTTCATTCATCGAAGTTACATTTGTGTGTATCAATGATACACCGGGTCAAGTAAATTGGACGTACTCTCTCAAGAGTTTGATGGACAGGACAATTCGCCTGATCGATACAGTATTTGTTTTAACCCCAACAACTCCAATTACATACACAATCGGTAGTACGGCTTCTTTTACATCTGCACAGTTGTTCTTTACAGGATTACAACGTCAAGGTGGTACGGCTGTCACTTCCTCTGAAATTCACCTTGCCCATGATGGAACAACGCATGTTTATAATGAATCCTCGGTTCTTAGTACCGGCACTACTCGTGTATATGACATCGATTTTTCTATTCAGTCTGGTACTGTAGTTATGATGTTAACCACAACTTTACCACAAGTTAAAGTTGCCGTTAGATCGACCGATTTTACTCGAATTACACTGTGATGGTAGGCTAAATGAAACAAGATATTATTTTAGGTGCAGCGGTCGATGATTCGACCGGTGACTATATTCGTCAGGGTGGGTTGAAGATCAACTCCAACTTTGATGAAGCCTACGCAGCATTAGGGGATGGAACTGAGTTCCACCCTGCCGGTGCTTTTCAAACATGGTCCCATAGTAATGGGTCAGATTTGACCCCAGATTTTGGTGAAGCATACAACATTAATACCTTGGCTGGTGTAATCGAGGTTACGCTACCAAAGGGTTCCCCCGCAGAGTATGGCCGTGTTATCAAATTACGCGACGTACACGCATCATGGGGCACCAATGATTGTATTGTTCAACCAACATCAGGTGATTCGATTGGGGGTTCAACCAACCCAGTTGACTTTGCCACAGACTTTTTAGATTTAACATTTGTCTATACATCCCCATCGACATGGAGATATATCTACGGTGTCAAATTGGACTCGCTTCCAGTTCTGCCCGGTGCCGGTGTTGTAGTACAGACATTTAGAGTAACACCAACTCAATATAATGATGGCTTCTTCACCAACATCAGTCCTTCTGGTTATGACGCAAGTTCGGTTCAGGTATATCGAAATGGTGCGTTGCTTACATATGATTCAAACATTGCTAACACCGACTATGGATCTAGATCCGGTACATCAATTACCCAATTGAATGGGATCGATATTTACGTCCCATATGTAGTGTCTGGTGATGTTATCACAATCATTAGCTATTCAAGAAGCGTTGAAAGTAGCCCTGTTTCATATGTTCGGTATGATTGCCA